AGCTACAACTAATGTAAAGCACATTCGTAAACATTCTATTGAAGAATGTTTGTTTAATTTAGGATTTGGTAAAGAAATTGAACAAACTGTTAATCCTTTAGAAAAGTTTATGTCAAAATCGCTTGACAAAAGAAAAGAATTAGTGTATAATATACACAAGAAGTAAAAAAAGAACTCAATACTATGGTGCCTCGTATTGAGGGATAACTAACGGTACCAAAAAAAACTGAGGAGTTTACAACATGGCTAGAAAGCTAACTAAAAAACAAAAAGTATTAAATCTATTATCAAAAGGTAATCCCGTTTGGTGGAAAACTTTAAGAGGAAGTAGATTTGACTTGAAATCGCCAAGAGCGATGATTGACCAACTACGAACTGAAGGACACATGGTTTATATTAATAAATCTGCTGGTGGTACTTCGTATCGTTTAGGCAAACCAACTCAAGCAATTATTGCTGCTGGTGTTGACAAAGTATTTTACTTTGGTAAAGATGAGAAAACTACTAACATGAACGAAATCGTTGCTGCTGGTATCAAATCTCTTTACGGTACACAAACATACGCTTATTCTAACCAATAAACCATTCTACCTTATAAATAGGAATGATAGGCAACTCGTAAGCCCTGTCATTTAGAGGTAGAGTGTCATCCGCAATGACACCGTATGAAAAGGTTTCGGGTAGTTTCTCCTTCCAAGAAAAACTATCCTACTATTCGCTTGACAACACCATGAAACTAATGTATAATATACATTAATTGATAATAATAAGAAGGAAACTATATAATGCAACTTAACAAAGTAACACACGATATACTCAAAAACTTTTCTGAAATTAATACTAACATATTAATCAAACCAGGAAGTGAACTCAACACCATCTCTACAATGAGAAACATTTTTGCCAAGGCAACTATCACAGAAACATTTGATAATGAATTCGGCATCTATGACCTAAACGAATTTCTATCTGTAGTGTCTAGTTTAGATAAACCACAACTAACATTACAAGATAAGTATATGACAATCTCTACCGAAGGTAGTAAATCTAAGGCAAAATACTTTTATTCTGACCCGTCAGTAATTGTATCACCGACTAAAGATGTGAACATGCCTGAATCAGATATTAATTTTACTTTGTCCGAATCTAATCTTGCTCAACTTCAAAAGATGGCTGCTATACTAAAAGCACCTGACCTTGCTTTGATTGGCGAAAAAGGTGGCGATGTAGTATTGAAAGTTTGTGATAAGAAAAATGATACATCTAATAAGTTTGACATTGTTGTTGGCGAAAACGCTTCAGCAAGTTATACATTCTATTTCAAAGTAGAAAATCTTAAAATGATGGCCGGCGATTATGATGTTGCTGTATCACAAAAGTCTATATCTCACTTTAAAAATACAAAGCTTCCGATTGAATATTGGATTGCACTTGAACCAGATAGTGTTTTTGACGCTGGTTAATTTTTTATATATTATGAATAAGGTGAATTATGAATACAGATTTTCTATGGGTAGAAGAATATAGACCAAAAACGATTGATGATTGTATACTACCACAATCTCTAAAAACATTGTTTCAGTCCTTTATCGAAAAGGGCGAGATATCAAATATGTTATTTTCAGGCACACCAGGTGTCGGCAAGACCACAGTCGCTAAGGCGCTGTGTGAGCAAATGAACTGTGATTGGATAATGATTAACGGTTCAGAAGAAGGTGGCATTGATGTTCTCAGAAACAAAATCAAAAACTTTGCTTCAACAGTATCACTCTCTGGCGGTAAGAAGGTAGTGATACTTGATGAGGCAGATTATCTTAATCCTCAATCAACACAACCTGCATTAAGAGGTTTCGTTGAGGAGTTTCACAAGAACTGTCGATTCATTCTTACATGCAACTTTAAGAATAGAATCATTGAACCACTTCACAGTCGATTCTCAAACATTGAGTTTAAGATTAACAACAAAGAAAAGCCTCAACTACAAACTCAATTGTACAATCGGGCAACCTTTATCCTCAAATCTAAAAACATAGAGTATGAAGATAAGGCACTTATCGGATTAATCACAAGGCACTTTCCAGATTTCAGAAAACTTATTAATGAGTTACAAAGATATTCTGTAAGTGGCGCTATTGATGCTGGCATTCTTGTAAACATTTCAGATGAAAATCTAAAGTCTTTAACATCACATCTCAAAGCTAAAGAGTTTGGCGATATGAGAAAGTGGGTTGTAAACAATCTTGACAACGACCCAGTTAAAATCTTTAGAAAGATATATGATAGTCTAAATACAACTTTACAACCTGAAACAATACCTCATGCGATTCTAATCATCGCTGACTATCAATACAAGTCTGCCTTCGTAGCAGACCAAGAGATTAATCTAGTCGCATGTTTAACTGAAATAATGTCGCAAGTTAAGTTTAAGTAATGTACGATTTATTTAAAGATTATCTGCCGGCGATAAATCACACCAAAAAGAACCTAATGGACTCTGATGATGTAATGTGGGAAAAGAAGTACCCTGCATTTATGGTCAACAAAGTCCTGTCTGGTTTCTCAGACACCATCATGCTCACCAATGAAATGAATAGAAATCATTTTCTTGATAGAGATATGCAGTTTCAATTTCTACTAAATAGTATTAGGTCTAAGAAAAGGTTTACTCCATTTCTAAGAGCTAGTAAGATTAAAGACATTGAGTGTGTAAAAGAGTATTATGGTTATAGTAATGAAAAGGCCAAGACTGCTCTCGATATACTCACCAAAGAACAATTGAAATTAATTAAAGATAGTCTATACAAAGGTGGGACAAAATGAATGAACTAGATAATAGTTGGCATCCTGAGAAGATGCTAGAAGTACAGTTAAAAGAGCCAGATGATTTCCTAAAGGTTCGAGAAACCCTAACAAGAATTGGCGTTGCCTCGAGGAAAGACAAGAAGTTATTCCAATCATGCCATATTCTACACAAACAAGGAAGATATTTCATAGTACATTTTAAAGAGTTGTTTGCCTTAGACGGCAAGTTTTCTAACTTCTCTGAGAATGACCTTGAAAGAAGAAATACTATTGCTCAACTGTTGAGTGATTGGGGTTTGATTACTATACTAAATAAAGAGAATGCTGAGAACAAGGCACCTCTATCACAGATTAAAGTACTTGCGTTCAAAGATAAGAGCGACTGGGACTTACAAGCAAAATACAACATAGGTAAAAAAGTAGATGACGAAGGCGCCGAAGTTTAGAGATTTCATTACCGAGAAAGTTCAAAGAAGCAAGATACATGTCGCTGTCTTAACTAAAGTCAATGCTACCAGCAAAGGTGTTGTTAGCAATATGATACTGAAGGAGTGTGAGAAACGAAATATTCCTTGTCATATTGTTAATACTCAAGAAGCCTGGGTATCAAAAAATGACTTAGACAAAGGCACACTACTTGTATCAAACCTTGATGGTGAAGATACTGAAGTGGAGTTTCAACTTTCAGAAACCATTTGTTTTGTTCGTGCTGGTGTTCTTGAAGATGAAACTGGTCTTGCATTACTCTCAACATTTGAAAACGCTGGTGCGTTTATGATAAACACTAGAGATGGTATGTTGACATGTGATAATAAAATGTCCGCATATATTTCTTTTGAAAGAGATAATATACCTACTCCAAGAACTGCTCTTATATCAACCGAAAAAGGATTACTACACGCCCACGAAAGACTGGGTGGTAAATATCCTGTGATTATGAAAACACTTACAGGTACTCAAGGTATCGGTGTGTCAATCGTTGAGTCTGAAAAGAGTATGGTTTCAGTAGCACAATCACTTTGGAAGTTTGGTGCTGCACTTCTACTTCAAGAGTTTATGAAGTTTGATTTCGACATTCGTACAATCGTAGTGAACGGTAAAGTCTTAGCGTCTACAAAAAGAACTAGTGCTAAGAAAGACTTTCGTTCTAATCGACATAGAGAGGCGACTACTGAAGCGTATGAGTTATCAAAAGACGAACACAAGTTAGTCTTAGATGCCGCTCGTTCTGTTGGCGCCTATATGGTCGGCGTAGACCATGCGATAGTTAATGGTGAATACTATGTCTTAGAATGTA